ATGAAAAGCAGGAAAGATGTTTTTATTGAAGGGGATATCATTGCCAGCCGTGTTCTTGGAGACGTAAACCAACCTTTCTGCATCCATAGAGTCAGGTTCAGCAATGATAAATATGCGATTATTCGGGCAGCAACGGGGTTATGCTTCCATACCGGGGGAGTAATTGAACGGCATGATAATGCATGGTTTTACAACCAAGTTAAAATTCGTTTGTTCGGCTTTGAATACCTTGGTGAAAAGGAGTCCATCAGACAATTCTTTGAAAACTCTTGACACATAACCTTCAAACCGAAGATTATTTCCTGGAAATGTGTTATTAAAATTTTAAATTCATTGGTTTATCTTTCTAAATTTAGATGTGCGAGCATTATAAAAATTGTCGTGTAACGTCACATCTTAATTCATCCAATCATCCTCTTAAATAATTACATTTCAATTCATTACAAAAACATATGACATTTCAGTTAAACACCTGTCTGTTCATCAATCTATAGCAACCGGGCCAAGATATAATCATGTCCTTTTGCTTGAAATACGGTTCTCAGGTGAGCATCCTTACCCCGCAGGGAAATATTTGTAAATGGTCTTCACACCTACCCCGATCAGGTCGGCCACCTGCTGCCGGGTCGCGCCGTTATCCAGCATTCGTCGCGCCTGCTCGACAACCTCCGGAGTCATCACCAGACGTCGGTCGCTAACTATGCCTGAGCGCAATATCTGGACAGGAACAGGTCGTAAACGAACAACAACACACCTTAACGAGATTGCATATTAGTTCAGAAAAGTTTTAAAGACTCCAAAACTAAGTCTTATGAGGTTAATATAACTAGAGCCTCACTGAAACATATTATTCAAACAGATTCCGGGGTTCTTCTATTGGGTCGTGGTCACCTACTGGAATTTCACCTTTCCTTTGGCTATAAGCTGTTGAGATCATCGGATATTCATTTATCAAACTTCTCCCGTCATTTATTTTATCAATTAAACCACACACTTCATCATATAACTTGTTCTTATTAATCCTTTCGTTAGACAAGGCTTCCTTCAATAGAGAAGAATAATCCACATAGCTTTTGTAACCACTAATTATCGGCACCAACCTATTGTCAATTTCTTTTTTGCTAGCAATTGCAACATCCAGATCAGCAGTTAACTTAGCTATTTCACCCGTCAACTTTTCATGTATTTCATCTTGAGTCTTCAATATATCATACCTACCTGATAAATCTATTACATCATCATTTATCTCTACCTTACGTTCTTCTAATTTTTTTATTATCTCCTTATTGGTATTTATTTCAATCACAAGCCTTTCATTATTTAAAGCATTGTCATTAAATTCTTGACGAAGGGCATCCGTTCCATTATCTAAAATATATGCATCCTGTCGTTCCTTAGCTATTCCCCTTTCAATTTCAGCACGTCTTTTATCTTGCTTTCCTTTTTTTTCAATTATGTCGTCCTCCAACTCTTTTTTCTGGACTTCAATTCTTTTTTGATAACCAACATCGAGTGAATTTAATATTTCAAAGAAGAAACCATGAAACCACTTAATTACTATCATTGCCCCCGGATATAACCCAGCAAAAATAGTCGCAAACAATAGAGGATACCAAAAATGAGAGACTAGCAAGTGGAAATAAGAATATTCATATCCTGGCTCAGGCAATTCAGACTTTAAAATATATAATTTTTTTATTATATCATCCCCAGAAAGAATAAAATAAGCGACCTTATCCCAATTCATGACAAACCAGGAAATTACAAACGATCCAAAAAACGCACTTCTAGCACGAAAAGAAATGGATTCCTGAATAGGATTGACCACCCAGTCCTTTAAACCATCAAATATTTCTTTTATATCAGCCATTACTTATACCTTTAACCAAGCACACATTAATAAAATGTAAAAAATCATAAAAAAGAAGACTAAACAATCAAAAACCACAACTACAACTACAACTACAACTACAACCACCCCACCATCATTAATATCAAACACTTTAAACACTAAACCAATTGAAAACAAAAAAAATCTTACAATACCAAAAATTAATTAGCCTTAACCGATTTCCATTAAGGACAATACATTACTCATTCTTTAAGCAAGAGGGAGAGCCATGGAAACCCTAATGTGATGGAACTGTTCTTGAAAAATCTACCCGACAACATTTTAGTGGTTCTCAATAGCTAGTTGACGGAAGATGCCGTAAAAATTACCCTTTCAAAACCCGGAAACACTCTTCCTAGTCAACCAGCAGGTTCATGAGCTTCAAGGATCAAGCATGCCCCCACGCGAGGAATGTGTTTATGTAGTTTTATGAGTATTGATTGTACTGCAAAACACTGAAAATGTGCTCGTTCGCTACATCTTTGTCAATGTATTAATTGATCATTTTGGACGAAATTAAGAACAATTATCCTGCTGTTCAGCAGCGAAGTCACCAAATGGTTTGGCGCAGCTACGGCACGATTTCCAGCGTAATGGGCGTAATGTAAGCCACCCGTCCTATGATGTTCACCTTGTCCTGCGACTCCCTCCCTGACCAACCGTCAGCTTGCGATAGTAGAAGAGCAACCGGCATAGAGAATAAACAGCGGGAATTTAATCAGCTGGAAGCTGATCTTCAGGGAAATCCGTTAATTGGTACACTTCAGTTGGCAGGTAATTGCTGTCAACAACCAGACTTCCATCCTCACTGACAACAACGCCATACAGGTTGCCGTTTTCATCAGCGTAAAGATAGGTCACTGAGCCATCGATTTGGTTCTCGATCAGCAGATTTTCCAGACGCGTTATTCCACTCATCGTGCATTCCCCTTGTTAAACAAGATACTCGTTAGCTAACGTTACCGCCTGGGCGATCAAATCTGTCGCAACAGTGGTTTTCCCGGTGAGATTTACCAGCATCGGGCGGCCAACCATCTGACCACCCCACGGACTGTGAATGGTCGCCGGATGACTGCCAATACGCGGCAGATTGGTCGGTGCTGGAATCACTCCATCCCACGCGCTGTTAGTCGCTGTAGCTACCAGCGTGTTATCAACATAAATGCGTGTAACAAGTGTTCCCACTGTGGTTTCCCCGTCAGCGTATACGGACACTACATGCACATTCCCATCTGTCAGTGTTGCAAGCTGGGCCGTCGCCGATACCGGTACTGACCCCATCAGTGCGCCCTGCACGGATGTCAGAACGCCGGCAGTGCTGACTATCCCCCAGATACCAAAATTAATACTGGCAGCAGCGGTATTATTGAGGCGGCCAAAAAACAGAGGGTACCGGTTTGCCGCAGGCGTGCCATAACCCGATGCAGGGAGTTTTACGGCGACACTGGCCAGCGCCCGTTTACAGCCAGCTGGTAACGAAAACTCATTCGTTGGTAGCAGCACATAATCATTGATGTTGGGTTCAGTGCCGTCGAACTTCAGCATACCGGTTTCCAGTACGCGGGCATTCGGCCCGTTGGTAGCGTTGGTCCCGCCATATACCAGATTCAGCAGATTCGCGTAGGCCGGAATTGGTGTGCCGCCGGAATAGCAAACATCATTGCTGAAATCGAGGAGTCCCAGCGTGGCGCCTCGAATAATGGCCGGGTCGTTTTCAAAATAGTTCCCGCCGCCAGCCAGAGGCGACTCGTCTGATTGTAGAAATCTCGCCATTCTTAATAGCCTCGTTTAGTTCTGAATTGATAGCCAAGGGCTGCATAAATGCCGTAGCCGGCTGTGTTGGGATGTCGGTCATCGCTTCGAAGCGATGAGGGCGTGATGTCCTCGCCGTAATCGGTCACGTCCTGGGCAATGCTGCTGTTATAGGCTGCGACAAGGGTTTCGCGCAGGTCCAGACCATTATTTCCCCGGACGTAATAGTTGGGATATTTCTGCGACCAGTAGTAGTTGATTTCTAAAATGCGCTGATAGCGGATACCACCGTAAAACTCGACGGGATAGTAGTTATCCGCCGTCAGACCGAACAGAAGGATGTTACGGCCGGATTTCTCGGCAAACGCTACCAGGGCATCCACGTTGGCTTTGATGGCTGCCACATCATCATCGTAATCGGCAGAGGTGGAAGCTCCAGCGCGAAAATCGTTAATACCGGCACAAATCCACATTTCCCGGTCCGAATAGTCCTGCATCGCGTAATCAGGCACGAACAGCGACCCAGGCAGGCAACGCACGCCGGTACCCTCCAGCGCCGTCAGCGTATACACCTCCGTTTTGGTGTTGTTGTTATCGCCGCTGGCTGTTCGGGTGATGCGGCATTTAACACCACAAATCCACCCGTCCAGGGTACGCGTTGTATTGTCCGAATTGGTGCTGAGAATGCGTCGATCCTGGCTGGGGTATGTCGGTGCGGCCGTTGAGCTGGCGCCGTTAAACTGCGTGATGGTAACAGCGCTGTTTGCCACCGGTATAGCATTGCCGGTGACCGTGATATAGGTCGGTACGGCCCCCATTCGCATCACAATCTGGGCGGATTTTTGACCGCCGATACCATAATTGTTGGCGGTGAAGCCATTGCCAATAAGTGTTGCTAATTGCGTGGGATACGGCGTACCGCCAGTGCCTGCGGTTTTACTGTCGCCTGGGGCGTCGGCAATGACTGCATGCGTAACACTGCCTGAGTTATCAATCAGCCACTGAATTTTTTCGTCAATATTCCCGCTAAGAAAGGTAACAAACGCCCCGTCAGATTTTCGGCTGCCGTACAGCAGTTCATCATTTTTCCCGACGGCCCCGGCGATATATCCTGAGCGCTGAAATTTATTCGTAATCTGATTTTCCGTGATGATGGAAAATACCTGAACAGGGGAATTATTGACGTTAGCGTAGAGCGCAGGGTTATTATCAGCGTCAACATAGACGAAACACATATCCAGTGCCGTTTTTGACATTGCCGTATTAATGTCGGTATAGACGCGCAGCGTGCCGATAACGTCCTCTAAAACAGTTCCATCAGCAATTTCCGTTTTCCCGTCGGATTTGCGCCCGCCGATTAGAACCGTTCCGTCAGCACCCAGAACCGCAGCATATAAACGACTCCGGCTTGAGGAAGGCAATCTGACGTCGATGTAGGCTTTGGACACCATACTGCGACCAGTCGCCTCCAGCGTACCTCCGTTGTTGATGAGTTCGTCCGCCAGCGAAGCATCGCCAGCATTTCGAGCCCACGTTACTGCACCAACTGGAATTTTCCCTTCATCTGCTGCGGCCTGTGCCTCTTCACGCGTCGTGAATGGCAGGCCCAGGATGGTAATGCTGTCCTGGGCTTCTTTAATCGTGGAGGCGTTCTTCTCCATCATCAGCCGCCAGGTATCCAGCGACTCCCCGCCGCGGTCAGGCACCGTTTCCGCCGGCCCACTAATCAGCCGATCGGCCCGCTTAACGTTTTCCAGGAAAATATCGGGGTCTGTTGTCTGCCCCACGGGTGGAACATAGGCCATGTTTTTTGCTCCAAAAAATAGCGTTCGCGCAAACGAGGGTTTGTGCGAAAGAAAGTTAATTAGGGGGTTTGTGGGGTATTAGGCGACGTTGCCGGGGTATGTGGCGTTGTCGTAGTCGTAGAAATCATCGCGGTACTGGCGAGCCGTCAGTTGGCATGTACCATCGGATTGCGGGGCAATCTCTTCGATAATCGCGTCGTATGTCCTGCGTGATGACGTACAGAAAATTAGTCGTGGCGGTTCAATGAATGGATCACCAAGAATGATATTTTCAAAGCTCGACAGCCAGGGAACCGAAAGTTCATAATCCCCCACCCGCGTTGCCACCAGCAATGTGGAGGCTGAACCGTCCTGATATCGTATGAGCGCACGCGGGTTTTCAAACGACCAGTCGAGTGGCTCAGTAACCGTAAACGTCGTTACCCCGTCCGTTGTGATCATTGCTTCAACCAGGCAACTAATCGTTTTGTTTCCGGGTATATCATCCGTCAGCAAAATACGATCGCCATAGTTATAACAAAGCGCATCGAGCTCGGTCGTTGTTGAATAGCTACGTCGCTGATTCTGATATTTCATCAGCCTACGCATGCCTATTTGATAAGCTTTATCCCGGTTAAGAACGCCATCTAACTTGTAATCCTCAATTTTGAAGGGGGTTGGATTGCCAGGCACCCGGCACTGTACCGTTTCCTCTGCCCACGTTGTGCCATTGATATACGTCACATCAACACCGTCGTAATCGTCATCTGACGGTGGGGTGAAGGCAGTCTGCAGCTCTTCGGTCATTTCATGCGGGCTGATAATCCCGGTCCAGGGCTTAACCCCTTCCCGCCCGACAGAGGCAAGTCCATCACTCAGCAGGAAATACGATTTCCCGGCGTTAGCAATCTTCTGCAGCATTTCCAGCGCGGAAACGCTGTCACCGGCGGGGAAATCAAAATACTCGCCGTTCGGTGTCCAGACCGTCGATTCCAGCAGGTCTATTGCCTCTGTATCCATATCAAGACCAAGGGACTTGCCAACGTGATATAACGCTCCGGAAATACTTCTCGCTGCGCCTGTATCGTAAATTCGCGTCGCGACGACATTCACACGTCGATCAGACTGCGCCGCCAGCTTCCCGCCGGTTTCCACCGTCGCCGCCAAAAGCGTAACGCCAGCATAGGATGATGGCCGAGCCAATAGCCGACCACGCAGCGCCTGCCAGTACATCGAGTCGCGTGCGTTGTTCGAACCCTGCTCGTTCCGGCGGCGGCAACGCACTTCAACTAGTCCCGTCGTGCTGAGATCAAAGCGCTCAGTAAACCCCAGTCCGTTGACGTTCTGTAGCGCGTAAACGCCCTGCCGACTGGTCCAGCCAGAGCCGGAGCCATATACCCGATACTGAATCTCCCATTCACAATGGCGGATGCGTTTTTTGCCTTTGCTGTCGAACCCGCAAATTCCCGACGGGAACGAGAAATTCACTTCAAAGGCATCCACAACTTCATTTTCGGGACAGACAAGAAACGGTCCCATCCAGGTATTATTGTCATTGATACCTGTGGCCTGGTAATCGATCATCGTGCGCGGAGAGAAGCCGAGCCAGGATGGATCTATTACACCCTCAATTACACGCTGAACCGTTGCCGTAGTGCCGTCGGCATCAGCGATCCGATACTCGTTACCACTATGGGCCAGGGCAAGCCGCTGCGTACCTTCAGGAATACCCGAGAAGGCCGCACCTGCAGCACTTCCATATGCGAGGGTGACATTAGACGTAATCGCAGGGCTACCACCGCTTGATGCCGTGCCTGACGTAGAATCAGGGTTATCCCCGAAGACGGATACCGGAAGCGACGATGAGGTGATGGAGCCGCCACGCCACGGACTCGATATCTCCACAATACGCACCACGCCGCTATCATCATGAGCAATGAGGCCGGAACCGGTGATCCCTTCGTTAATCGCTGCCAGCAACCCGGATATAGTGCCGTAGTTCGCCATGAGCGAGATCGTGTAAGTAGCCCCCTGCCAGGTCAGATTAAACGTCTGGCCTGTTACTGAAAAATCATAGGTTGTCGGTGCAGCATTACCACGCACCGCAGCAGCCGTTCCCCCGACACCAGGAACAGCATCCTGTTTGGGGGTGTAGGTCGCGATGAACAGCTCATACTGAGCACCGTTAATTTCTAACGTAACCGGCATTCCCGGATACGGGTTAATCTCCGCAATAATGTCGCTGGTCACTAGGCTGTAACCCGATGACGTCGATATCTGGAAGTTGGCCGGAGCGATAATTGTCACCTGTGCGCCGGAGACCCATGACTCTGGCAGGGTGTTACCTTCATCATCGTCAACACTGGAATCGATCAATCCCGAAAACGTTACAGATGGGCCCGATACCGTCATGCTATCAGCCGTGATATCCGTCGAATCGGGTGAGGTCTGAGCCATATCGAGGCCGGTACCGGATGATGTGCCGCCCACCTCGGTCGAGTTGTACCAGTTTTCGCTACGGCGATCAGCCGACACATCAGCACCCGGCCCGTAGACGGTTGAGGAAAACTTATCGCCCAGCGCGGCCGCCGGCGTTTCGCCAATACGGATATCACCGGTGGTGAAAGCCACATTGCCGACGCTGACGCACAGCAGCATTTCCACACGCATTATCGTCGGGTCATCTGGATCAAATCGGGTGACAGGCTGCACGACATAATCGGGATATACGCGATAGCGTCCGAATAATTCGCGGATGGGATCGCCAAGTTTTGCAGTGTTCGCTTTTGCCGGGTTTAAATCCAGACCGGTACCGGATGATGATGAATAACCGCCTTTGTCCATGTTGGACATAGTGATAAGCACATAAACCGCTGATGCCGCGGCTATTGCCAACGCTGCCCAGGCTGCGACAGCTGCGGCCGTTGCAAATGGTACGGGATAAATCCTCACATCGCTTTCAGGCTTGATAAAGCAAAGCGGCCACTCCTGGGGAGGGACATTAATGCCACCCACCTCAACCGCTATCGGGTGTTTTTCCTGATCCCGATATTCTTTTACGTTCAATACCATCCAGTCGTGGAAAGACATTTCACTATGTTCGTGTGTTTCCAGCGGTTCGCCCGGCAGACGTGAAGGATAAAATCGGATGGTCATTGCCAGAACTCCACTTTTACAAAGCGCCGTTTAAAGCGGGCCAGCGGAAGAAACGTAACGTTTGTTTGTGGGTTACACTCTGCAACATGCAATTGCTCACCTATCCGCACTACAATCGCGACGTGTGTCACTGTGGAGCCGGAATAGCAAATTGCACCAGCCCCCTCGCAGGGGTCGCAACGGGTCAGCGAATGCATAAATTTTTTGGCTTCACGATCGAGGCCCCCATCGTCTTTCGTCACCCCTGCAAAATCCGGCCACGCTGGTAACCCCAGGTCCCGACGAATTTCATTAATAAGGCCGAAGCAGTCGAGAGCGGGGTAATCCCTGCCACCTTTCAGCCAGCCGACGGACTTATATTTTTTCTGTTTAAACATCACGCCTCCGCAAAATTCAGGCATAAAACAACCTCGTCAGAGCGAGGTTGTTTTTGTCAGTTAGTCAGCTGATTAATTCGTATAGCGAAGACCCGGGAAGAATGGCAACGTATAACGATTACGAGGCCATGCAGTATCGAGCACATTCAAATACCCGGCAGTAAGTTGCGCATAGATAGCCGTCCAGTAACCGGGTTTCAGCTTCAGCGTGTATGGAGGAGAGGCAGGCGCGGACAGATCATCAGAAACATAATTACGATAGGTCAATGAAGACTCACTCAGATCGTCCAACGCATCGATAATGATCGTTGATACCTCACCATCAATATTTCCGACAACAAATTTTAAATCTTGTGTCCCGTCACTATTTCTGGCGGGTAGGGATATTTCGATTCCTCCTGCAATAAATGTTACGGTCTGCCCTCCTTCCGTGGTGGCGGTGATATCTTCATAACCGTTGCAAATATAATGAACTGCATCCCCAACATTTATTTGCAGTGTTTGAATGATAGCCTCCGAACCGCTGCTGGCATAAAGCCGATTAAGAATCGTCATGTTTAGGCCACTCCTTATTAAGCGCGATATCGAGTAACGAGCTGCCAATAATCCACTCAGGGTAATTCCCCCACGGAGCCGGAATAAGAGGACGTTCCCACAGCTCCAGCGTCGCTGAATAGCGCCAGGAAAGCGGGGGCACCAGCACTGGACCCTGATAGATATCCTTAAAACGGCATTTGTAGAACTTAACCCCGGCAGGGGTTTGCAGTTTCATCATGAACCACGCAGCACCGTCGGAAAGCGTGTCCCGGTACCAGGATTCAAATGCCAGCCCCTGAGCATCGGTCTCCATGAACCATGCGACACTCGCTTCGGTAGGTGTTGAGGTATACGCCCGACGCTGGCGCGAACGACCAGTGGTAAGCGAAGTACGCTTTAACGGGCTTAAAGGCTGAAAACCGTAACCATCCTGAAGCGGCATAGGGAGAGAATCGTGGGGGTAGTAGATATCAGGCATTATCCCTGCCTCCTGCCAGTGTTATAACCACCAGTGAGCGCCTTATGTACCTGCCCAACCCCCTTAGCGAGATCATTTGCTACCTGCTGATAACCTTCCCTGGCCCCATCGCGAGCCGCACGTTGTACAAGCATCAAAGTCGCATCAGACGGGTTCCCGTTAATGGTTATTGGCGGCACAGTAACGTTAGGCTGGATTACAGTCGTTTGCTGATTATTGCTTACGTTCTGCACCCCAGTTCCGAACCCGGTGCGACCCAGCGTTGCATCAAGCGGTCGCCCGTTTCGTAGCGCTTCAAGGTTTGAAACCCCGATGCGGTTCGTGGATGCCTGATCAAAGATATATTCCCCCTTATGGACGACACCAGCAGGCTGATATTTACCACCGGGACCGGTATAGCCGCCAGAGGAAAAACCAACAGCTGCCGCGCTCGTTATGCTGGAAGTAATCGTTGCCATCAATCCAACAACCGAGGCCATAGCCGCAATATTGGCGGGGAACGGTAACCCGGCCAGAGCTTGCCCCATTGCCATCGGGAGTTGTAGTGCTGCCTGAGCAATCGCGAATGCTTTCTGGGTCACAAAGGCCGCTTTATACATCATGGATTGCTCCCCGAACATTGTCCCCATCGAATCGGTGATGCTGGAGAAGGAATTTTGCGCGGATTGCATCTGCGCAACATAGACAGCCGTACTTAACGCCTCCTGGTTCTGCTGCCCTTGTTGCTGCAAGGCCAGAAGCTGTTGTTGCTTCTGCTGCTCATTCAGGACGGTATTTTGCGTTATCGCCTGCTGCTGCTGGTTTAGCCATGTTGCATAATCAGTCTGGGCCTGCTTCAACTTATCAATGATTTCAAGCTGCGGATCGATTTGCAGCCCTATCATATTCAACCCCTGCCCTGAAAGGTCGCTATTGATTGCCCCTGATGTCAGCGTGCCACCAGCTTTATTCACACCAGAGATAACGGAATCCGGCAGCACTGACTTATTAATCAGGTCACTGGCTTGCTGTCCAGCGGCTTCAGGAGACAGCTTTTTGAGAGCCACCATCTTTTGCAGAATTTCGAGGCGCGTTTGCAACGCCTCATTTTGTCGCAGTTCCTTTGGTGCAATTTGCTCCTGCATTTTTCGGTAGTCGTCCAGCGTCTTGACTGAATTTTGCAGAGCCTCCTGCTGCTTGTAGGCCTGCAGGATTTCATCTGAGCGCGAAAGAATAGACTTCTGGTCGGCAGTGAGCTGCGTTTTAGACTTGAGGTCAGCGATCTGCTGTTCGAACTTAACCCGCGCCTGTGTTGCGCTGTTCAGCTTATCGCTGGCGTCCAGTTGAGACTGCATAGCGGCAGTCTGCTGGTTTATCTGGTCAAGGAGTCGGGTTGCAGCATCCTCGTTGTAGGCTTTACCCTTTGGTGTTTTGGGTTGCTGGCCTTTTTTAGCCTGCTCAAGTTCCTTTTCGCGCGCAGCAATCAACGCGTTAGCTTGTTCAATCGCCTCTTTATTTCCTGAAAAAGCTATTTTCCTGGCTTGTGCTCTTGCTTCTTTTAAGCGGGCTTCAGAGCCGGCCACCCTGTCAGTTGCCAAATATTCCTTATTTATCCAGTCAACTGATTCAGCAACCGCTTTATTTCCATCTATGGTAAGGGTATTCATTGTGGATTGCAGATCAATTGCCTGGCCGATGAATCGCATGGTGGGGTCAATAGCGCCGCCAAGCGCTACGTTTTGCCTGCCCTTATCTGCTGCGGTGTAATAGTTTTTGACCTTAATCGCCGCGGCTGTCCAAGAGTCACCTATTTTCAGGATCTCCCGGCGATGCTGGTCGATATCAGCATTCAGTGCAGTGAAATTGGCCGAGTCCTTATACTGAGCAAGTTTCTGTCGCGCTTCGTCATAACTGTAACCAACATCGATTAATTTATTAATTGCCTCACTGGCGCCATCGTTGGTCGTAATAAACATGCTGCCGACTTCATCAATCGCCTGACCGGTCTTGTCGGAGATAGCAACCATATTGAGAGCCAGACGTTCGGCGGCATCACCATTAGCACCAAGTGATGTTGTTGCAATTTTTGTCGCAGCATCAATTTCCTGTCGGTTCTGATATACGGCATAAGTGAGCAACCCAACAGCAGCGGCAGCCACGCTATAGGGGTTAACCAACCCCATGACGTAGGTGCCAACCCCTTTAATCGCTGGCCCGATGCCACCGAACATATCCTTAAGCTGACCGCCCTGCTGCATGAGCACCATGAATGGGCTTTGACCGGAAGATAGGCCGACAACGATATCCGTCATCTGAGCGGGGATCATGCGCATAGCATTGGCAGTTTGAGCTGCGGATTGCCCAGTTTTACCCAGTTGAGTTTGGGTTTTCTCCAGTGCATCGCGGGAATCAGCAAGTTTGCTGTTCAAGCGATCGTACGCCAGCGGTGATAGCATCCCGGTCGCTTTAGCACTATCCAACTGCCGCTGTTGTTCATTTAGGCGCCGAAAAGCTTCTCCTACTGGGTCAATCTGAGCCTCAAGCCGACGCAATGCGGCAACCTGCTCGTCGTGGGCCTTTGCTGCCTCGCGTTCTGCCTGAGCAGCTCCAGTGACCTCCCGTCGAGTCTCCTGCAGTTTTTTGCTGTATGCATCATATTGGGAAGTATTAATTGCCCCCGATTTAAAGGCGGTATTCAGTTCACTTTGCTGTTGTTCGAGATTGCGAAGCGCAGCTGCCAGAGGGTCGATTTTATCGAGCATTCTCTGGAATGCATCAGCCTGCGCTTCCTGCTGCAAAGCAGCCAGTTTGCTGGCCTTTTCTGCTTCTCGTTGAGCTTGTGCAACACCACTTAGTTCCGCAGTGGTGTCATTCAGCATCTTGGACAGCGAACGAAACTCTTCTTCGTCAATTAGCCCTTTATCGAAGTATTTTTTCAGCTCACTATAGCGACGTCCTACGGTATCAATTGCAGCACCAACCGGATCAATAGCTGCTCGCAATTTATTGAGAGCATCTTTTTCCTCGTCAGTCGCTTTTGTCACTTTGAATATGCTGGTTACAGCCTTATCACCAGACTGAGTCATCTTATCAAGCGCAACGGTAAGGCTGTCAGCCTGCTTCTCTGCCCCGGAGCTATCAAGAACGATCGCAAGGCGGGATGTTTGTTCAGTCATTTACCTTTCTCCGGGCAATAAAAAACCCCGCCGAAGCGAGGTTAGAGCTTTTGAAACTGTTACGCTTTTAACTCATTGACGGTGAAAAATTATTGCGCCGATAATCGCCGCAAAGACCACCAGCACAATCCCTGCGATCAACTTTACATTGACGTCAGCCAGCCTATCACTGGCCTTAGCATCATCAGCGCTAACTATTGTCTTCGAAGGGATAACGTCACTTCCGCAATGCTTGCACTTCACCGCTTCTGCGCTTATTAATTCTGCGCAGTATGGACATTTGACTGAGTTTGCGGATGGTTTGAACTTCTCACCGACCAAAGTGATAATGATTCCTGCAATCGCTACGAACCCGCCAAATATCATGTAATTTTGTCGTGAAGACATTAAACCAAGGTTGTTAACTCTGTAACCATCACCTGCAACCACTGTCACATCCATAAACAAGGCTGACACAGCGAAGATAATACCAATCACGATAGCAATATATCCGGTAATCTTCACATCCATATCTCCATAATTAATATTTGCACTCAGAGTAGCAGGGATGCGCGTAGGCGGCAAAATCACCTGATCGTTTATCAGGATGTTTTTTCTGCTCACTCAGGAATACGGTCCATCAACCGCCAGCGGGCGGTCTACACGCAGAGGAAAAGATGAAAATCGTTCTGATTATGTTAGCGTTTTTCGTCTTGATATTTAGTGGTATGTCAATGGCAAAGAGTTATAGGGGTGGTCATTACTATTCGGATCACGGTTCATCACATAAGGGTGGTTATTACGTAAATCCGAGGACTAGAAATTACTACACTAAACGGCATTAAAGAGAAAGCCCACACAGGTGGGCTATATTAAATCACTTTATTTAGCGCGATGATTAGAATATTCTGCGACATGAAAAAGCAACGCGCAATCCCCTTCGTCGTTCCAAACAGCGCTATTAAGCCCCCAATAAAATCTGTGAATCTTAGAGCCGCCCTTGGTTTTTCCTTCCGTGTTTTCTCCCTCACTGGTCCACAAAGATACAAACTCACCTTTTTTTACTGTTTTATCCGGAAACCAGTAAGTATGGCGGATTTTGTTCGAAATCTTCCCACTTTGAGTATACGTACTGTCAGCGAGCATGTACTCACCAATATCGCAATCCTCAAGAACCTCAATGAAAACATACTCTTCATTTTGGTTCCCATGGTTATGTACATTCAGTATTTTCACATTCATCGATAGTTCCTTTGCGGTGCATTGAAAGCACCAATCTACCAAGGAAAGTAACAAGAAGTAACAAAACCACAAAGTTAGCTGATCATTTATCAGGATTTTCGTCGCTTCGCTACAAGGATATGTTAGATGGTAAACATCACATCAAGGAGCGTCTATGGATAAGTTCGACAGGGAACTACAGCTTGAAATACTCAAAGTATGCATAGATGCCTACCCAAGGACTGTTGATGAACTTGGCAATGATTATGTGTCTGAAATGATAATGTCCGCACCTTTGGATAAACTACTTGCTAACTTGTTTTATCTTTCTGGTCACGACCTCATAACCTTTCCAAGAATAGGGAGTAACCTGGATGATCAGCTCGCATTTAGCATTCTTGATATGTCTTCTGTAACCTGCAGAGGCATTGACTTCATGCTTAACGACGGCGGCCTCTCTGCAATCCTCAACGTCCAGACCATCAAATTCCATCGAGAAGCCGTAGTCGTACTCGAAGACCTCATTGCCATATCCAACATGAACGACGAACAGAAAGAGAAGGCAAAATCCACACTCGGCGAACTATCAACGGAAGCACTTAAAACTGTGGTACAAGCTGCGACATCTGCAGGATTATCTGCACTATTTGGAAAATGAGCGGGACCAGAAAGCAAAAAACCGCCGGAGGGCGGGCTAGATTCTTTCTGAAAATTCTCTGGCGTAGCCAGCTAGGATTTTCATCCTACCAAAGTCTTGAGCTTTATTGTGTGCTGGAGGAGTGAAGACAGCTATAAGAGAATAGCTGTTTTCGTCTATCAACCCCTTCGCATAGACTAGGGCAGTATCTGAAGTTCGGTACCACTGCATTTCTTTTTGATCTTGAAGGTTTGCATTTTTTGGTGGGGGTAAAAAACCATCATCACCAAGGCTTAAATGTATATGCCAAAGGCCTGAATCTTGGATTTCTACAGGCCTATCATAGGTTGTGTCTCTGCCAAAATAGTGCGGCAAAACACCAGTTGCCTTATACATCCTGAAATCTTCTAACAATGATTCTTCAAGCGATGGAAACCTCACAAAAACCGGTGAAAGGTAATACTCATAGCTTTGAGGATTGCATTCAACGGTTACGTGCAATTTCTACCTCAGTGGAATTTTCCAGATGTAAACACTTCAGAACCATGTTTAGCCAGAGCTCTGATACCTTCCATATCAATGCTGCTATGGAATACTTTCGCAGGGATAGACATCTGAGCGATCAGGTGATTTAATTTCGACGCTGATGCCCTCGCCTTCGCCGTCACTATCAATGGCGTCTTAAGAAGGTGTTTCTTATCTTCTGAGCAATGATTAAATACATTTCTTATCGCACCCTCTAGCCCCCTTAACTGCAACTCAATGAGATCAGTCTTTTCTGGGTCCAGAATGGCGATAACGCGACAACGATTCAAGTCATCAGACTCAAGTAAAAGAGTATACGCACGATTCAATGTCGTGGTTAGGCTGGATATGAAGTCCAGCGCCTCATTCATCATGAGCATCGCAATCTGCGTGTTGGTTTCTGCACTTAGTTGTAACGCATAAGGTGCGCGAACGTTATCAAACCCTTCAACGCATGGTATAGCGGAGACTTGCTGCATCAGCAAGCCTACGGTCGCAGCTGTCTTGAGGGTATCAAAAAATGGCATTTTATTTTTTTCTATTTGATTAGCATGCATAGCGTTCTCCTTGTACCCCAGGAGTACCTCTGACTATCGACCATGGTGTTCATCATTAGGTCTACACAACATAAGTTGTCGATGGTGAGTTTAATACCATTGGTCATTTTTGAGCAATGAGCTAAATCTTGTTTTACCGTCACGTTAGGCGATTTTTTAGGACGCGTGTTTTCACGATAGCAGCAAAATCGACGAAGTTATCAATATGAACAGGCAAATGTAATTACGATTACGTAATATTATGCACACGATGCATGTGCAATCGATTCTTCAAACCGAAGCAGAAATAGCATTTTTTGCACAAAATAATGCCGTATTGGCTATGCACACTTACATTTATTGCTGTAGTATTTTGCGCCCTCCGAGTTGATGGCTGTTTTTTTACACAGTATCATTACACTGATCACTACCCAGAGACAGTAAAAGAACACCTGAGGGAGCTCATTTCTTCTGGCTGTTTCTTTTCTGCTCCGCCGCCCATTCGTCCCGCCAGGCATCGTCGAGCGCCAAAATAGCGGCGTCAAACTCAATGCGGTCGATCAGGATGGTGCGCGATGCCAGGTAAAGCTCAATATCGTTCAGGGATAAAGGGAGCGGCACTCCGGCCATTCCTGCATACTGCCTGCCGCGCGATATCATGGCGTAAGCGTTGAGGATCTCCCCCGTTACAGCATCAATGGTCGGTTCTGGGATTGACGGAAGGTTTAGCCTCTCCCGTCGCCACTTTGATTTTTCGCCCTGCTCGCCGCCGAACTCTTTCAGCCATTGCTGCGCTTCGAGGGCTTTTTTACGGTTTCCTGAGTCTGCTGCTCTTTACCCTGAGCAATATTTGCAGCCTCGGCCAGTATCCGCCAGTACAGTTCAGGGTGCTGCTTCAGCATGACAATCCCAATTTCTGGTGAGTAGTTGATAGCGACTTCGGCGCCATCTACCAACTGGCCAACACCTTCCCAGTCTTTCAGCAGAAACCGGGCGACGTTGTCGATCAGCAAGTCATCAACAGAGTCGATATCGCCCACGCTGGCAAGGTTAAAATCCTTTGTCCCTACCTGGTAACCTGCATCCATCTTGTCGATGTGGCGACGCACCAAAGCGTTGCGAGAGCGATATTCCGGACTCTCACTGCTGGCCACCAGCAGGCGAAGTTTGAACAGCGATTCTTCTTCTGGGGTAAATTTCTTCTTGCTGCCTTCTGGCTTCTTGAAAGGGAAAAACCAGCGTTCGCCGTTCAGGTCAATTTGGGTGGAGATTATCAGCATAAAGGCTCCATAAAAAGCCCGAACCGCGATGTGCTACGGGACGGGTCAGGGAAATTAAGGGGCAGTGACGGTAATTGCAGAGGTTGCGGTAAAGGTCCGCACTTTGCCGGTAATGGTCGCGGTACCAGCAGCATTGCGCGTGACCTGCGCCGTTTTCTGCCCGGTTGAAGTCACGGTGGCAATCGCCGGATCCGAAGACGTCCATTCAACTGTGTCGCTGGAGTCCGCTGGAGTTAACGTGGCAGTCAGGTTAACAGTTGAGCCAATCGCACCAGATGATGTGAGTGGTGCTACGCTGAGGGCCGTAGCGGCGACTTTCGGCGCTCGCGTAATCGTGGGCGGCGTATTGGCAGCCGTGATATCGAGTTGAACCTGGACAATGTCGGTGCTGCCGGCATCTGGCCAGTCGCCCGAAATCTGCACTTCCGGGAAGTCGAAGGTATAAGCTCCTTCAGCATTCTCCAGCGTGAAGCTGAAAGGCACCGTTTCACCGGTGAATGTTTTTTTGTAGACCTCCCAAGCTGCCTTTGACCATGAAAGCGTGACCTGCCCGGACGGCGTAAATGTGGTAGGAATATTTGCGCCGGCGAACGCCGAACCAGTACCGATACAACGCTGGGTCTGCATGTTGTTGTTGAACTGGAAATTGAACGAATCCACACAGAACCCGGTACCGCCGTCAACGCCATTCAGCCGGATATTCGTGACTTCCTTAAATGAGTATCGCAGCGCCCCGGCGGTATCCACTGGCGAGGTGAAATAGCTGGTATCGTCACCTTTCGTTTCCCAGTCCAGACCGGCAAACGTGATGGTCGCGGTGATATCCCCGTCGGCCGGGATTTCCATCTGGAAAGTACCGACCTGGCAACCGCGGGCTATCTGGGCGATCCCCACATCATCAGCATAAGTAGCCACCGAAAACGTGATGCGGCCATTGCCCATGGTCAGCACGTTGTTTGCCCACTCAGCACCAAAGCAGCTGGCAAGGAATTCATCATGCTGATTCCAGCGGAACCGCGTGCCGACATCACCTCCGACATCCACGGTACCGCGTGACACGCCCTGAGCCATGCGGTCGCCGCCGATTTCGTCGTTATCGTTAATGTTCTGTGTTGGCTTCACACCAAACGAGGTACGACGTAGCAGGCCCCATGATCCCACAGTTGGCGTAATGCCGGGGGTTGTCTCGCGAATTACCGCGGATACTACTTTTGCACCTGAGCTCACAGGAGCCTCCTGTTTTTTGTGCGCTACAGAGCGCGATAAGGGATTTGAAGATTCAGCTGTGACCAGCCATCTGTTTCTCCGGCGGGTACAGCTGAGACTGCGAAATAACTCAGCCTTCCGTCGTCCTGAAACTCGAAAAGCTCTGTTAACTGGTCTGCTGTTTCTGTAATCAGTAACGTTCCGGAGCCTACAGGGACGAACAGTTGGATTATGAGTACACCGGTCCTGTGAACGATCGGACCCGCCCCTATTTCGATTGCACCAGCTTGTCCTGGTATGTTGGTGAGACGGGCCCAGATGCTGCGACCGCTGGGATCGAATACCGGGCCATTGGGATAATCCACCGCATCAGAGGCAATAGCGGTCTGCGCCGCCATTCTGGAAATGACAGCTTGTCTGATTTCTGTGAGGGTCATTTGTAGGCCTGAATCACACCATTAAACGAGACGGCATAGACGCCTGTCGGCGCCTGCGTTGAGTGACCATTCTCCAGCGACACGGAATATGGGAGGTTTGACTGGATATAGAGCACCGAATAGGCTGGAGCCTGGTCAATGATGTTTTGGCCGTTAAGGAACGTCATCGTTCCCCGCGGATCCGGCTCAGTTGGCACTGAGTAATCCGGAGAACCAAGACTGACGAAATGCGAAGCCCTGAACGTACCTGCGCGGTATTCCGCCGGGCGCCGGATATCCATGCTGTCGTTAACGCGGACTTTCTTCCTTAACCGTCCGGTTTTCGTCAGGTTCGCAGGATCGGCATAGAGAGACTCATTCCAATCACCCACCGCTTTGTTGTACTGAACAGCTGTGGCATTGATAGCCCAGAGCTCAGGGTTACCGACGGGAGACCGTTGCACGATTTCGTTCAGCAACTGAATAGCGATCGTTCTCTGGCGAAGTTTGACATCCTCGGACACCAGCCCCGCGAATGCTGCCGGGTCAATATTCCAGCCTTTAGCCATATCACGCCCTCCGCAGTTGAATGGAGTACGCAGCTCCGGCAGAATCTGCGGCAGCCGTTATAACCTCGTAGCGCTGGAGCGCTCCAGTAATCGGATCCGGCGCAGTGATAAAGTGTCCGACTGCTGGCTTATCGGTCACCTCGTTAACCAAGGCGGTTAATTTCAGGTCACCATGCAGGATGTTAACGCCATCGATACGGCGGAGTTTGTAACGGGCCAGCACTCCACGCCCCGAGTAAGTCACCTGCGTTTCAGTGCCGGTTTCCGTCACCGGGTCCCAGGCACCCCGAACGGTATATGACCCAGTGAAATCCTTAACGGCATCCTGCAGGTCGGTATCGAATGCCGCGGCGACTTCGGTTTGCAGCTCGTCACGAATGCCCATTGCACCCACCAATACGCTGCTGAGGTTTAACGATCACTGTACCGTGGAGTTTGCGGGTATAAATTTCGCCATTGCGCTTAACCCGCAGCGGGAGCGGAGCAAACTCTACAACACCCTTTGCCTGGTTTGCGTAAACGACATGTCTGATCGGGTTTCCATTCACAAACACATCGCGGGGACCGAGCCCGTCGCCGGCATAGTGCACATCTGGATTTTGCATGTTATCCCCTTACCAGGCGCACCTGAGACTGATTAACGCCATATGGTTTGAGCATGGCCAGTGCAAGTTGCAAGTCGGTATCAAGCAATGCCGAGCTGTTGGTAGCTAGTTCTGCGAAGGTCTTCGAAACGCTGACATCATCGGCATCCACCGTCTTACTCAGCAACACACCAGAATCGGTTTTCTGCTGATAAAGGCCACCATTCGAGGCCGCTAGCGCTGCATAGGCGCCAGCCTGCTTAACATCGTCAGGAATGATGGTTTCGTGAGTTGCCTTATCGCATGGCAGTTTCAGGTTGAGTCCATTCATCCAGGTGTTAGCCATCAGCACAGATTTGGCTTTTTTGCTTTCATCCGTCCAGGTGGCGCCCAGAATCGAATCGACGACGTCTACGGTGATGAACGTAATCATGCTCACTCCGTTTCTTTCCAGCCGTGCGCCTTCCAGTTTTCCACTTCGTCAGGATGAACGTCTGCGGTGGTAGGCGCGCCGGGGAATGCCATGAAATTGGTAACCATCACCACCAGTTGCGGTGCCTGCGGTGCAGGAGTATTGGTATCAACCTGCGCGGTTGCCAGTTTTCCTGCAGCGCGTTCTGCGCGCTGTTCTTTGGTTAATCCAGCCATAATTACCCCAGAAAAAAGAAAGGGGCCGAAGCCCCATAATTGTTAACCAAGCAGCAGAACAGAATGCTCAGTTTTCACAGCTGCAACGCCCCAGGACAGACCAACTTCGTAACGCACCTGGCGGTACTGACGGTAGAGCGCAACCTGGTAAGTGATGCCGGATACCGGGTCGGTAACGTTCATTACGTCATCAGCAGTATCCCCGCCCTGCGGCATCGCCGGGGTACGAGCCGCCAGCAGGAACGCATTGCGGTCGAACGCCATATTTGCGGTGTAGGAACCACCAGCAGTAATGGCGGTATTATCGGCCAGATCCTGACGTAAGCCCGGAGCAGCCAGGGTGATGGTCGAGGCGGTCGCGGCAGCAACCAGGTATTTGTTGCTGTCGCCGTCAAACGTCACGATGTCACCGGCGCCAAAAGCACCAGTCCCGGTATCAATCGCAATCAGGATTTCGCCTTGAGCTTTTGCACCATTCACCAGATACCCGGCAGCCTGAGATGCGGCACGTTTCTTAACATGTGCAGATTCGTGGATGTTGAAGCCTTCCAGACGACCCACGATACCTTCACGCAGCAGCGCATCAGTGCCGGACTCGTTCACCTTGAACAGGACAGACTGTTTACCGCGGAGGTTAGCAATCGCAGAGGAACCAAGGACCATCTGCAAATCTGTAGTCGGTGAGCCGTTATCGGACAATACCTGGCGCGTATTTGCCGCATCCGACAAATCACCGGCAACCCCGAACGGAGCTGTACCAGCCGTACCGACAGCACGGGAAGAGGCGAAGTACAACGCAGCCAAATCAGCATCCATTTCATTCGCCAGCGCGCGAAACGCCTGTTTGAATTGATCCGCCAGAATGGTGTTGTAGGTGCCTGCCGGGCCGAGGGCCAGTTGTTCTTCACCGTTCCATTTGACCGGGGCCATTTTGGATTTGGTGATTTTGACATCGACGGAGCCTATCGTCTGATCGCCGTCATTCGGTGCCGTAGCACCCGGAGTGATATCAACAGTGGTTGCCGCTGGCGCAACCGGTGCGGTGACAGTTTGGTCCTTCGCCGCCGCATCAGCTTTTGCATTGCGGGATACGGCCGGGATAAAACCGACCTGCTCGCGAGATACGGTATCCAGAGCCGTAAAGATAGTCGGGATCAACCCGGTAAGCGTGTTAGCCATTTGTATGGATTCCTTGGAGATTAAAATTTAGGGTTGGTTGAGCTATCCAGCTCTGGCACCAGCCGCCATCCGACGACTGGCAAAAGAATTAATCGACGATGGTGATACCGTCTTTGAGGGTCAATTGCTGATCAGTCGGGCTCAGACTGGTGAACGCATCGCGCTTCATTGTTTTCTGCCCGAGTGCATGTTGGGACTGGCGAGAGCCGCCCCCCTGGTTTCCGCTGGCCTTCAGGATGTGATCTTTCTGAGGGTACTGTTCCACCAGGAACTCCAGCGCCTCATCAAAGGCCGCCAGTTCGCCCGGTTTAGAGCGGGAATAAATTTTGTTGCCGGAGCCGTCATAGGCAACGACTTTGCCATCCTCAACTTTGAAGGACTGACCAAAGCGCGCCTGGAGCATGTCGGCCGGGATAGCCACTTTATCTGTGATGAATTTTGAGCCAGAAAACCGGCCGCCGATCATTTCCTGATAGAGTTGTGATTCCAGCTTGTCGCCGCGCTGGTTCGCCTCATCAAGCTGAGACTGGAACGATTTGGTGATATCAGCTTTCACCTGGTCAACAGCACCTGCTTCGATCAGCTTTTTCTGGTCGATTTTGGTCATCATGTCCAGCGCTTCGAGCGCCTTCGTCGGGTCACCAATTTTGGCAAATTTAGCCAGATTGGCCTCAGCAGCTTCTTTGGCTTCACGATGAGATTTTGCTTCGCCATTCAGCGCGGAAATTTTCCCAACCGCCTGCACAGCATCAAAACCGACTTCCTGGCCGTCGTCGTGGACGTAGACGGGCAGACCGTTCGCGTCAATTTCGGCATACTGTTTGCCGTTTACTTCTGCTGTCTTCAGTTTCATGTTGATACCTTTTCGGGGTCATCCGACCGTTGCACCGCTCACCATCCGGATTGCGGCAATAAAAAGGCCACCCTAAGGCAGCCTGTGAATGAATATGATGATTAAATTCCGGCGTTCCTGAATGCCTGCTCGTCACGTTCCCGCAACTGGTCCAGCGTCAGCCATTCGCCTTTGTCGGTGTAGAACTCATCCGGCGACATGCCGCCATCACGAATCAACCGTGCGCGTGTTTCTCCGACAATCTGAGATTGTCGCGTGAACGACTGCCGGGAGAACCAGCCCTGATAATCGGTATCCGCAGGCACCTGACCATCCATGCTGGCACGGGAGCTATCTGATATTTGACCTACGGCAATACCGAGCTCGTCCGCCGATTTAAGGATGTACGTTTCGACGCTGCGACAGCAAAAGTGAATTTTCCCCGGTCCCTGCAGGTAGGGAATTTTGTGGCCGATGGGTTTACCATCCAGGGTGTATTTGAGGCGGTCACGAATCCGGCAATCTTTTGATGTCCGGCTATCCAAAGTGGACAGCCACTGCTTACCTTTCAGGATGTCGTCGTTGGCAGTCGCAAAGCTCTGCCTTGCCGTCGAAGCCAAGTGCCCTACTGCCGTTTTGGCAATACTCCCGGCATTTGTCCGGCTCATCTGCAACGCGCCGTCCTGATAACCACGGTTAGCGTGGCCGCGAACCTTGCGAGCTATCTGTTCCGTTGTATCACCCAGCAAGAACCCCTGCCGCACAGTGTTGCTGATGCGCGTCATGCGATCGGCTTCAAGGTTGTCCGCCCACTCAGACAGCAGGCGCCCCTGAAATGGCTGAGCCATCGCCGCCGCATACACAGCATCAGGAGAGATACCGACTAGTGGGTGAAGTGCCAGAACATCGTCAGGAATGGCAAACTGGAACAGACTTAACTGGAAACCAGCCTCATGCTTCGCAAGCTCCTGCAATTCAGCAGATAACCCGACGTACATCGCCTGTACAGCCTCATGATTCAACGCCCTGACACTGACAAGCAGCGATTCCAGACGAGAAACAGTAAAGCTATCTGCGTCGAGGGTATCCATGGCCACCAGCAACTGGGCAGTTAACTCAGCGTCGCTGTCGTTCAGTAATTTCATCATACGACTGGCAACGCCGGTGCTATATCGGCTTATCCAGATAGCATGCGCCAGTGATTCATCACTGAGCCGGTCATTAGCCGTTACCATTTCCACCGCCTGCATTATTCAGGCCGCTCGCCAGCGTGACCTGCTGATTCCTCAGTTCGTCGATCACCTCTTCAGGGTTTGCGTCAGGGTCGATAAATTTCAGTGCCTGAAGAACACGCACGGCATCAACCTGGCGGATGTCGCCCCCCTGGCGTAAGGACTGAACGGCTGTTGCCGCGGTTGCGTCAAAGGTTTGCGCCGAAACATCCAGTTCGGTGCGCACATCAACATTGCCGCCCTCTTTTTCACCCAGCCATTCAGCCATGATTTGCAGGATGTTATCGAGAGCATCCTCCAGTGAACTTGCCATCGTATACAGCGGCGAATTCTCCTGCATGCGCTCTTCGTTGGTCTGGTCAACGGATTTGGTTGAGGTGTTTTCGGCGCGTAACAGTTTTGCGCCGGCCTGACGCATCTGGTTTTCCAGGTCTTCCAGTGAGATCTTTCCGGCCTCAATGGCTGAGCCGGTATGTTCCACATACTCCAGCCCCTGGCGCTGGCGATCGTCGAAGCGGGTTGCAGTAGAAGAGCCGATCGTTAGCGTTTCGTTATCGGCCAGACCGTAAGCCACCAGCAGCGGCACACGCGCGACATGCAGGATGTTGTCTTGCTCGCTCTGGCTCTGCCAGTGCTTGATGTTCAGCAATGCCAGGTTCAGCAACGGCGGAGAGCCGCGCATAAATCCTGTTCGCTTCGTGTAGAGCGTCACCAGGGGAATATCATCACGGCTGGTTTCCCACTCCTCGTGAAGTTGCCACTGACTTTCGCCGTTATCCCCCTTGTTACGGCGGTAAATTTCGACTTTGCGGGGCATGATATGGCGAATTTGCTCCACCTTTGTCTGCCCGTAATCTTCGCCATCGACAACGATCACCTCTTTAATACGCAGGTCGGTCAGCACCACCTTCCCTTTGGCAACTTTCGACTTCCAGCCAATGACCTGCCGGGGGTTCAGCATCGTGGCGTATGGGCGGGAGCCTGCTGCTTTTTCGTCGGCCTTTGTTTTTACTGCCTCCGGGTCAACCTTCGGGAAATCCACCAGCGCATGCACCAGACCATACTGGAATCCGATACTGAAAAATTGCTGTGCCCAGACATCGATCCGGTTTCCTTCCATATCAATATCAGGCGCCAACTCCTGTATTGTTTCAGGCGTGTCTTCACTCAGAACCGTGGGCTCAGCAAATACCCGCCCAATATTCTGTTTAATGGCTTCTTCATAGGCAGGGAGCAAGGTTGCAACCGCTAATCGTTCTTTGTAGCTGTCAGGGTCTTCGTTAGGCCACTTAGGGAGATACGTCGCCCCCTGGCGCCGCATTTCGAGCGTGCCGCCCATCAACGCATCGTTGATATCCCACGCCTCTATCATGTCGTTGTAATCGAGATTGGGTGTTGAAATATCTGGCATGGTTTTACATCCGAAGTGGTGTTGATTTGCCTGTCGGTTTGATGATCGGGAACTGTTTCACGATGAAGTAGCCGCCGGCATCGTTGGGGTGATCGTTATCGGCCGATTTATCCGGCTCCCCGTTCTCGCCCCATACCTGCTGTTCGAGCGATTCCGTATAGACCGGACACCGCTTCACATTTACTTTGTAGCGACGCTCGCCATTGCCGTTACAGAACATGGCATTCATCGAATTGATACGGTCTTTTACCGGCGGGTTTGAATTGTTCACGATCACGTTGAAACCGGCCTGCTTAAGCTGGGCGATATCCGTAGTGCTGGCATGAGCTGATTTCCGAGAATCGCCAGAAGCGTCTGGGTAAATGTAGATTTCACGCACCTTTCGGTAGTCATGGCCGTCATACAGCCAGAACCGCTCTTTGATGATGCGAATGATGTCCGGGGTGTCATAAGCCTTGATGATTTCCGTTACTGCACAGGGAAGCCCGAGGCGGAGAACGTGAACAATGCCGGCCATTTTCCCCACGTTAAAATCCATACCGATATAAAGCGGCTCGCCGGGCTGCTCTTCTTCTTTGCAGTTATTCAACTTGCGGTCGAACTGGTGGTAAATCGTGCCGCTGGTCAGGTTGGTGAACAGGCCACGCAGGTACGCTTTAATTAGCTCCGGCGGATAAGACTCCATCAGGGATGGAATGTAGTCCGCCGGCAGGTTCTTTTCGTTGTCGAAGGTTGAGGCCTGAACCAGTCCATATAGCGTTGAGAGCGAAGGTTTATCGCGTACCGCTTTTTTGAACTGCTGATAGACGAACTTAAACCCTTCCGGTGTCGTGGTGACGTCTATTCCGTTTCTCAGACCGGGAACGTTGTAACGCATACGGGCAATAATTTTTCGCCAGGCTAACTGCGCCTTCTTGGCAGGCATCACATCCAGCTCATCAATCAGCGCGTTACCGATTTTAAAACCAACGATGGTTTGTGGCTTTTCCATCGAGCGGCAGATCGTTGTTCCGCGATACTGTCGCCCGGCATAGAAGTGAACCTCTTTGTTCCCCTCGTTGATTTTGACATTCAGCCCCCAGTCAAAGGCCACCTCTTCAACAGTGGGATAAAAGATGTCGCGGATCTGCGGATACGTCGGGGCAAAGTAGCCCTGGTTGATTTTAGGGTGTTCCCACATCCCCTTGCAGATACCGCCGCAGCCGACCCACGTCTTACCGGAACCAAACCCGGCCACGTAGGCTTTAAATTTGTGCTCCATTGCGAGGAATCGGGCCTGAGGGATGTTAAGCGTCGGTGCTATCGCCATCCTCTTCCCTCACTCTTGCATCCACGACGTTGATATTGATCGCTACCGGCGTTGGTTCGTCATCTTCAGGATCAGCTGCGAGCTCTTTCCGTAATTTCTCTACTTCCAGTTGCCGGCGCTCGATTTCAATTTGCTGCAGGCACTGAGCAAATTCACTGTCAGCCAGGCCGAGGCGCTTCATCACTGCCTCGTACATTCGTTCGCGGCTGATGGCGGTTATCTCTACGCCATTTTTCCCGAGCTTCACGCCGGAATAGGCAAGCGCAGCATCCGGTGCCAGTTTGCGCGTATCAGCGAAGAACGGCTGGCCAATGCCGTCGCCATTGCAACGAGGGCATTCCGGGTTAGGTGCTCTGGTATGGTCATAACCGTAGCCGCCAATATCGAGAGGTTCGCGACGTTTGTGCTCTAGCGCTTCGAGTCGCTTCTCTTCGTACTCCACAGCATCACGCCATTGATACTGGTGACCGAAGCCCCAGCAGTAACGGCAACTCCCGCGGCGATATTGTGAAAGCTGGTTGGCATCGAAGGTGGCCAGGCGCCACATCTGCTCAAGCACTTCATCTGCGCTGCCCAGTGTGCGCACAATGGACGCTTTCTGCTGCTGCGCAATAGCCTGCGCAACTGAAGGTTTCTGAAGCAGTTGATAACCAATTTGCTCAGCAGTCTTTTTGCTGTACCCGGCGCGAATGGCGGCCTGCGTGGCGTTATTGTCCTTCAGGTATTCCGCGACAAATAATCGCTGCTGGGCAGTAAGACCGTCATCGTCCACCAGCTCTTCTGCGCATTTTTCTTTCTGCGCAGTGCGCAATTTCATCTGCGCAGGTTTTTGCGCAGTTTGCGCAGAACGTTTTTTGATGTATCTACGGGCGGTAGCGTAATTCAGTCCCTGCGCTTCACACCAATCCTTCGGTGATACGCCGGTTGCGGCATGATCGGACAGGAACCGTTGCTGAAGCTCGCCCCAGTCCGGTTTCGCCATGATGAATTCCTGTAGTTAAGGCCATTAAAAAGGCCACCCATGGGTGGCCTTTGTGATGACAATAAACATCATTTTTGAGGTAATGGCATCCATCGCAATACTTCAAATCTAGAGTGAGCCACAACGCCACTAAAACCGAAAATTGCTTGATTGGGCTCCCCGAACGCGTCGAAACAGCCAACAGCAATTCCTTTATCAGTATCAAGAATAACCATTTCAAATGGCATAGGTACTCGCTCTTCCACGTTAATCCATTCCATAAATGCCCCTGTACATGCCCGAATCACCCTAGATTATCACGGTCTTTTGAAGTCCAGCATCTATCGCGATCACATCGCATAAAACAAGCACTCCATTTGCTAAGAACGTTAATCATGCTTAATGTAATTGCTCAGCCCACTAGTGGTGGGACACTAGCGAATTCTTAATTAAGGGGGAAGGCTGATTACCTCTGGACAGGAAATGCTATGACACAAGATATAATTGATCTTCTGATTCGCAATGTTGAATCAGGCGGTGCATCCACCAGAGTAGCAGCACTTAAAGCATTAGGTGAAGGCGCACCAGCCACCAACGAAGTCATAACCTGCTTAAAGAAAGCTGCAGAAGAAGGCGGAAGTGATACTCGGTGTGCAGCCTTAACTGCATTAGGTCGGATCTTTAGAAAATAAAAAAACTACACATTATCGAAGCCCTTCCTATGAGGGGCTTCTGCAATGCCATCAGTTGCTCTATTCAGTATCAAACAACGCTAAAGCTTCCGTCGACTCCTGAACCGCTTTGATGGTCCTTGCCACCACTTCGGATTCAGTTGTCACACGACTGTACTGCTGGATAAAAAGCTGATATTTGAGCTGGCTGTCCTGAACGAACTCAATTGCCTCTTTTGCGGCCGCGGTGTCGTAGTTCAGGGTTGAAAGCAGGTTCAGGCGGATTTGTTCTGCAGATGTGATTTCTGACATGTTTACCTCTGTGCGATGTTTGGAGCATTATCGAAGACACTCGTTGAATGGCTCCTGTAATGCTTACTCGGCAGGGGAGATATCGATGAAGTACTCTTTCCCCTGCTCAAACTGTTCGAATGCTGCTGGGTTAGAGATGACCATCTACAACTGACCGCTGGGGGTATACTTCGACCAACTTTCGTTCTCAGTGCTGCCGGCAGTTACCGCGATCAGGTGGGCAACAGCGGTAGAGTTATCCTGTGATTTCTGGATGCTATTGCATTGAAATTTTGCACGTACGATCATGGTTTATCCTTAGGGCGTATATCGGGTGATTTATCCCTTGGTGGGTTAGTAATCATTGTCAGGGCGCGCTACAGCACGACACTCACACAGACATGTTTCCTGCAAGTAGTAGGGCTACAGACTGTACTCTTTATGCGAAATACTCATAAAATCTGATGATTAATGCGACTCTCACTAGAGGAAAGTTGAAATATGAGCGAGATGAAAAGCTATGAACGCGCTCCCGGACAAGGAATGGCCCTTTCCAATGCTATGGGGTGGTTTGATGTTGAACGCCACAAACGTTGGATAATGGCTTCTTTTGGTATGATGAAATTTAATCAATGGGCAATGATTACGGTTCAAGGATTAGGCGCCCTTGATGCAAGACTAATTAAAGATGATGAAGGAGTTGTTTCAACTGGGCACCCAAACAATCCCTTCCAAGATTTAGGTGACCATATTTTTATTTCTCAGCTTTGGGTTATGGGGACCTATGAATTAATACGGACAATGAGCCAAGATGCGCGTAAAGATGCCTCCCAGCTAAGGCCTTTCCTGTGTGAAATTAACACACTTAAAAATAAGATAAACAGACTTAGAATTCCATTAGCAAAAATGGAAGCGTCAGAGAGAAATCATAATGACAGTCCAATCGCGACACCCGGGTATAACATTAAAGATGGTATTTCATGGCAATTAAACTATGACTTTTGGATTACTAGAAAAGAACTATCCGATGAGACATTAACTTTACTAGAGTTAATATCAAAAAATTAAAATCATAATTCCAGCCAGTCAAACATACTGATATGTTAGAAAAAAAAGAAATTTTACTACCACAGGTGAGCCGTAAGTTAACCCTGTAAAAGATACCTTACAATCGAGGATGATATGCCTTGACTTAGTTAATTTTATTGAGTTGGCCAATGATTGTTTTTGCTCTTGGCCGGGTAGACATTTGGGCAGTTCGTCCGCACTAATTTGTTATGCGCAAGAATGTCGCGCTTCGTCTGCTTATCCAGCACATCGATATCGTGGTCGGTCAGGTAGATGATCCGAACCCAGTCGCAGGCGGTATCGATGACTTCAGGTTTTGCGGGTAAAGTTTTCGCGCAGCTCCCGATCAACATCGTCATCAGGCATATGGCTAACAGTCTGCTGTACATCGCTGGCCCCTTTCGTGACTTCCGCTTTGCGTTCTGCCGCTGCGACGTTGCCAGCTGCGTTCTCTTCGGTGCGTTGCAACTCGGCTTTGGCTTCGGCCTTACTAGTGCCGCGGGCGTGGCCAATACCGAACGCACCGGCAATAGCCCCCATAATTAGCACTGCCAACCCGGCGATTATTTCAAAGCTCATTGCGGAGGCCCCTTCAGTTCGTCGGCCTTATCTTTCAGTGCCGGTTGCCTTACGTATTGCGATAGCACCGCCAGCACCACCAGCGCGGGGCTAATCATCGCCACGATATTGGGCGGGAGGATGCCTTTAATGTCCGGCGGCAGCATCGCCCAGGCATGAAGAGCGGCATCCGGGAACGACTGCGCCCAAACGCCAATCAGCGCGCCGACGGCACCCAGCCTCACAGACCATGTTTTCAGCAACAGGCGGGCATGGCCAACAAACTCCAGCCGGGTATATTTGCGCAGCAGTAACAGGCCCAGCACAGCCACCAGCGCCAGCAGGAAGAAAATCAGCATCTTCATAGCACACGCTCCTTAACCCAGCCGTAGAGAAAGTCCTCATTCGCCTCGCGACCTTCAGCCAGTTCGAGGTACCTGGCACCCTGGCTGCAATTCAGTGCTCGAAGTAGCACCTGCTCCCCTTCTTTCCCACGGGCAGAAAGGTATCCCTTCAGAGCGGTGATAGTTCGCGGGCCAATAGCACCGTCCGGGATAAGGTCGGGATAAAGCTTCCCGCGCATATTCATTGCTGTCAGCCAGCGCTGAAAGAACTTGCTGGCGACGGTGGGCCCCATGTTTACACCTGTTTCGCAAAGCTCATCCGCCAACTGCGTAGACAAATTTGCAACCTGGTCGAAGCGAGGGCCTGACCAGTAATCATTAAGCAGGATTTGTTTTGCAGTTTCTCTGGGTAGGTTCCGCATGTCGCCGGTATAGCCATGCGAACGAGCGGTGGTCTGTGTGATCCCCCAGCGGGTCGGGCCGCCTTTATCCGACGGGTGATCGACATAACCGCCCTCTTTTCCGAGGATTCCCTCGATAATCTGATCTGCTGTCATGATTACGCCTTGTTATCGCCGCCACCGATACCAAATCGGCCGCCCAGATATTTCATTGCAAACGCCCTGATAGCGTCCACGCCTATGAATCCCACCCCGCCGCCAATGGCGATTGAGAGGGATTTTGGAAAGTCGAAGTATTCAAGCGCCGATGCGAATGTCAGCGTCAGCGCTCCACACAGAAGCCCTTCAAGAAGCATTTTTTTCCAGCCGCCGCCGCTATAAGCGATTCGAAGGCCCGCCATGACAACCGAGAGCAGCACAGCGCCCAACGGCGTATCTCCGCGCCACCAGCTCTGCAGCAACTCCAGCAAATCAGGCCAGTTACTCGGGTTATTGGGCATTTTCATAATCTCTCACCTCCGATTAGGGTTCGGGGTGCTGTGTGTTTGAAAGGGTCAGGCTTCACTGGCTGGATTAACAACAACACGCGTCGAGGATGATTCCCGTGAGCCTGAAATAGAAAAGCCCCAGCGAGTGCCGGGGCTCAAAAACAATCAATGTGCAGGTCTACCATAAACCAATACCTTTCAGAACAACTATCAGCGAAACAATTACTAATGCTATGCCGATGGATATCCCGAATCCAACAAGACTATTTAAAAATGGTTTTCTCATAACGCCACCGCCTTACCAGCATGGCATATGTTTGAACAGATAACGTTGTGATGCCGGGTGCCTCCCGGTGAGCCTTTGGACAACATCCGTGACTCGCGACTTACATTGACTAACGAACTTGCTGTTTACGCCCCTCCGCATAGAGGGATTCATCACTTAGGCATTCTATTATCGTTATCTCAATGCGAGCAACACAAACCCATGCATTTTTAAATATTTATAATTTGTGATATATTAATAAGTTAGGTCAAAAAAGGGATTTTTATGAAAATAATCATGTACGCCATCTTATTAAACGCTTCTGTCTTTCCAGCACTTGCGAACACCGCAATCGAATTATCCTGCCCGCAACGGCAGGATGTTACCATTTCACGGTTCAGTTACGGACTTTCAACCATGAAATGGGACGATCATTTTATTGTTGCTTCGGGTGTGAAAAAAGATGTGACAGATAACCAAATTCCTTTTCGGGTAACACATTTTGTTAACGGGGATGCTCTACTTTTTTTTCCAGATAATCAGAAATACATCCTCCTGTATGCAGATAAGGATAATGCAGACAGGTGCAAATTAATCCAAACGTCAACCTATCCAATAGCAACGTTACCGTACAACAAATCAAACTCCTGAGGCGTATGCTATCAAAAGTTCATTTCAGAAACGCTTTCTGATTACCAAAGGGTGGGTCAATCAGGAAACTTATCGAAGTAAACGGATTCTTTACCGATTAGACTACCCTATTTGCGGCGATATGACAGGGGTACTGATGAAATGCATCTCGTGCCCTCCCCTGTCGTATCGCAGGAAAACAAAAAGCCCCGCACAATGGCGAGGCTTTGGAGTTCTGATAGGACAAACGCAAATACGGCAACCTACACTAAATATATTGCTCATTTGTTCATTAAAATGCAAGCACGTTATTAGTGTTTTTTGCAATTTTCCTCACATTATCGCGATCAATGAAAGCATTTTGCAGAGGTTGATATAGGCAAAACAGTGCAGCATTGATTACCTGCTTAACTTCTCGCCGGATGGTTGAAATGCTTGGGTGCTTATACTGATTACCAGCACGCGTCTTCATCAGGCGTGGTTTGCTTACCGCATGCTGCCATGAGGCGATCCGTATCTCACTCGAGTTGCAAACGTAATAAGTGAAAATCACTTTCCACGCATTCTCATCTACATTTTTAAGGTAATGCCGAATAATGGCGTCAATAAGCATCCCGTCATCGTCGCTGCATACGGGGCGAGATGATGCCTGCGGTTCAACTGTCGCCATGAACTTGGCGATCATGTTTATCATCGCCTTGTCTATCTTTCCTGTCTGACACCATGCGCCCCAGAGCTGAAGCCACTGATCGATCCACTGGTGCTGTTCGTTGGTTAATTCCAGTTTCATGCTGTCTCTCCCAGGGTCTGATAGATGCGAACAAAGTTTTTCAGTATTCGGTAGTCGGTCATCACCGTTCCGCGGTGCCGGCAGAGGCGGAGCTTTTGCCGGCGCTCCCAGATGCGCTCGATTACGTCCTGGTTCATGCGGCCTCCCTTTGCTTGACGAGTGCGCGGCGTAACGCGCTGTAATGGCGTCTGATGCCTTCCAGCTCTTCGATGGTGTATCGGTGAGGGGTGTTGTTGTTTTCGAGCACTTCAACGCGCTCTGCGCCGATTTTGGCTACCAGATTGATGCGGCACTGCTGCTGGTTTCCGGATAGCTGCACGTTGCAGTGATGGCACTGTTTGTGAATGTTGTCTTCGTGGTAGCGAAGGTGTGATGCCTTACCGCGGGAACGGTAATGCCCGGCTTCCCATTGGACCGTCTCGAATGTTCCGCAGCTGATGCACGGCAGGTCAAAGTCGCGCTCGCGAATATAGTCATTAACGACGCGCTGGGTCATATCTTCCCAGTGCTTGAGAGGTTTCGCCGCAGCTTTGCGTTTCCGCCAGGCGGCGCGCTCTTTCTTCTCCTTGGCCTGGGTCTGCTTATCTCGTTTCTTCTCCAACTCCTGCATGGCAAACTCCGCCCCATGCTCAGGACAGCACCAGCGATGATTTTCGAATGCAGGAGTGAACTTAACCCGGCAGATTTTGCAGCGCCGTTGGGGTTTCTTGACCATCATCACCCCCACATCCGGTTACGCCAGCGGGAATCCGGGCGAGGTGGTTTATTGTCCTCCACCAGCTGCGCGCTGACGGTCCAGGTGAGAAGGTCCTGATTGAGGCTGCGCTCAACCTTCACGCCCTGCTGGCGATACTTCGCCATCAATTCGTCGGCCTGCTGCGTTGTGCAGTCGTTATGGTGAAACCACGAATATTTCATCGGCATCACCCCGCGAAGCTCAGAAGCTGGTTTGCGGCGTTCTCGACTTCCATCTGGCTGCCAAAAGAACGGGATAGGATCCAGCGCCAGAGAACATCCAACGACGCCTTGTACAATTCATGGAATTCGGTGTCGTCCATGCTGGAGAAAGAAATGCTACGGGGATGTTTTTTTAGCGTTCCGTCCGGCAGTTGTATGGCGTCATAATGCCCTGCCTCGACAATGACCCACGTCCGATAGGCGTCAAAAGATTTACAGATGCTGATGCTGCCGGCGCGTTTCTCGGCTACGCGATCGAGGTATTGTTCTGCGGCATCAAGAAGGGCTGATTCGTTACCGCCATAGGCGGCTAGAAAACTGGCGTAGCCATACACAAGCTTGCGCTCATTGGATGAGATCGCTCCGCCGGTAGGTTCCCAGTAGTCAAAGCCGAGATTGAGTAAAGCAAAGTAGCGGCGATGAAACGCCGGGTTGCGGACGAGTTTATAGTCGGCTTCCAGGACGGCGCCGAGCCTGCATTTTGATTGCAGAAATTCGCTGGTCTCCTGCGTTGCAGGGATCAGTATGCCTTGTGACTGCTTTATTAGGTGCAAATGCGCCATCGTGATTCTCCGGTGGCGCTGCAATACTCCGATGCCGTTGTTCAGGCGGCAAATTGATTATGGCAAGTTTATATATGCCGGGTCAATTATCCCAGCTTCAATAGACAATTCTACAAACTCTTCGATGGTAGCTAGAAATTGCTTTTCGCTGATCTTTTCAAGGACGATAACCTGGTCACCATTGCATTTTATTCGGTATTCGCCACCTTTTTTGATTATACGAATGGCCTCTTCAATATCCATCGCCCCTCCCCGAGCTACATTCAGACTAAAAAGATGTCTGGCAGCTGCATCTGAGGGAAACGCTGTATGCGATGCTCTGACAAAAATGCCTGCTACCAACTAAAGCCAATTCAGTAAAACCAGTCGTCGGCACTTTCCCACGTTTCCTGCAGAATCTCTTCTATCGTTTCTCTATCGCCATCAATACCACCCAAAACACTCAGACTATCAGCCCCGGAGCGACGTACTGATAATTTGCAGTCCTCATACTTCTGGCTGAACCGCCGCAGCAGTTCAGCTTCAAGGGCAGGCTCAGCACCATCTGGCAACACCTTCTTGCGGTCGATTGTGATTTCAATTCTCAT